CAATACTTTTCTTCTATCACTATACTCTCTAATGAGGGCAATGATTATGCCCGACAGAAAAATCGTAGTCGTGGGGGCAGCATTCCGCCAGTCTAAGTTTCTACATGAGTATATGGAGTCAATTTGGAAAAAGGCCCCCATACTAAGAGATCTTTGCGATTCTAATAGTGGACCTCGTAGAGATATAGATATGTGTAGGATGATTATCAATAGTAGTGTTGTAACCGCAATCCCTGTGGGTGACGGGTCCAAGATCCGTGGATTAAGAGCGAACGACATTGTATCGGACGAATTCGCATCTCAAAGCCGTGAAATCTTCGAAAACGTCATTGCTGGCTTTGGTGCTGTCTCGGCCTCTCCTTCTGAGGGTGTCAAATTGGCAGCGGCTAAAAAGCTGGCAAAAAAGAAAGGCTATGACCTATCTATTTTAAAAGAAAACTTCGCTGATGAGGACTTTGGTAACCAGATCGTCCTATCGGGAACTGCCTACTACGACTTTAACCACTTCTCCATCTATTGGAAGCGGTGGAAGTCCATTATTAACAGCAAGGGCGATCCTGTCAAGCTAAAAGAGACGTTTGGCGATGAAGAAATCCCAGACAGTTTCAATTGGCGGGACTACTCAGTCATTAGAATGCCCTTTGAACTGATCCCCAAGGGGTTTATGGATGATGCTCAAGTTGCCCGATCTAAGGCCACGGTTCATAACGGCATTTATCTGATGGAATTCAATGCTGTTTTCTGTACAGATAGTGCCGGATTCTTTAAGAGAACCCTGATTGAGTCTTGTACGGGCTCTGAAGCTAAGCCCATCAAGTTACCGGCTGGTGAATTATATTTCGACCCATCATTAAAAGGGGAAATTGGTAAGCAATATATTATTGGTGTTGACCCGGCCTCTGAAGTTGACAACTTTTCAATTGTTGTTTTAGAGGTTAATCCAGACCATAGGCGAATTGCTCATGTCTGGACTACAAACAGAAAAGAGTATAACGAAAGACTCAAGAGGGGATTAACAGAAGAGGGCGACTTCTATGCTTACTGTGCCAGACGTATCCGTGACTTGATGGGGGCATTTCCCACCATTCATATAGCTATGGATGCTCAAGGTGGCGGTATCGCTGTCTCTGAGGCCTTACATGACCCTATTAGGCTTCTCCCTGGGGAACTTCCCATCTGGCCCACTATTGATGAAGATAAAGAAAAGCTTACTGATGATGAGCAAGGTCTTCATATTCTGGAGTTGTGCCAGTTTGCCAAGTATGACTGGCTGGCAGAAGCTAACCACGGATTGAGAAAAGACTTTGAGGATAAGGTTCTTTTATTCCCCCGATTTGATCCTATAACAATCGGACTATCAATTGAGCAAGACAAAGCACTTAACCGGACTTATGACACATTAGAGGATTGTGTTATGGAAATTGAGGCATTAAAGGACGAACTGTGCCTTATTGAAATCCGCCAGACTGCTACGGGTAGGGACCATTGGAATACCCCAGAAGTAAAGACAGGTGTGGGCAAAAAGGATAGGATTAGAAAGGACCGTTATTCTTCTCTTTTAATGGCTAATATGGCAGCGAGGCAAACTCGTAATGCTAAAATTCAAGATGGGTATGTAAGCTATGGCGGCTTCGCAGATATGGAGGCCAGTAGCAAAAAAACGGATGCTATTTTCTTGGGTCCAAACTGGTATACCGAAAAAATGAATGGAGTTTATTAAAAACGGTGTATTACCCATAAGGTAGTTTAATTGTAATCCTAATAAGGTTAGACCATGTCTAAAGAAGATACAGAAAATCTCAAAACCGCCAAGAGTCTTTACATTGATATGAATGATAAAGACGCTCTTGAGCAGGCCTCTGCCAATATTGAGTCTTATGCAGGGCTGCCGTCCGCTACCGCTTCCAGTCGGACCTTCCTGAGTATGGAACCCGGAATTTCAGTTCGGGATAGTTATAGTAAAAATGACTATTACGGATTCCGCACGGGTGAGGAGCCACCTCACCATCAACAAGAGATCATGCAACGCTGTATGACCGCATACGATAAAGTCGGCATTATTAAGAATGTGATCGACTTAATGGGCGATTTTGGGTCTCAAGGCATTAGCTTGGTCCATGCTGATAGTAATGCCCAAAAGTTCTATCGTCGTTGGTGGGAAGACATTAATGGTTCTGAGCGATCTGAACGATTCTTAAATACTTTGTTCAGGGTTGGCAACGTCGTCATCAAACGGCAATACGTTAAACTAACAAAAAAGAACCAAAAGGTCATGACACGGGGAAGTGACGATATTGATTTCCCTAAAGAACGGACTACTTCCCGCAGAATCCCCTATGTGTACAATATCCTTGATCCTACTACTGTAGAAGTGGAAGGTGGAGAAGCCTCTCTGTTTTCTGGCAATAAGAAGTATTTTATAAAACTGTCTAAAAAGATCCGTGACGAGTATAAGAAGAAGAACTCTGCATTAAAGAATCTTCCGGCAGATGTCAAAGCCGCCTTAGCTAGTGGCGAAGAAAAGTTTGAACTGAAGCCTGAAACTATTGAGGTCTTTCATTATAAGAAAGACGATTGGCAATTATGGGCACATCCTATGATTTACCCAATTCTTGACGATATTACAATGCTTGAAAAGATGAAGCTTGCCGATATGTCAGCTCTGGATGGTGCCATCTCTAATATACGCTTATGGCGATTAGGTGATTTAGAGCATAAAATTCTCCCAACAAAAGCTGCAATAGATAAATTGCGAGATGTGCTTGCTACTAATGTTGGTGGAGGAACGATGGATTTGGTCTGGGGTCCGGAAATTGACTTCAAAGAAAGTAATAGCCAGGTCTACAAATTCTTGGGCGATGAAAAATATGGCCCGGTTCTCAGTAGTATCTACGCTGGACTGGGAATTCCCCCAACGCTCACAGGTCAAGGAGGTCAAGGTGGCGGATTTACTAATAACTTCATCTCCCTCAAGACATTAATTGAGAGACTTGAATACGGTAGGAATATGCTGAGTAAGTTCTGGAATGGAGAAATTCGCAAGGTCCAGAAAGCTATGGGGTTCAAAAACCCCGCCTATATACATTTTGACCATATGATTTTGTCTGATGACTCTTCTGAAAAGACTCTATTGATTCAACTGGCGGACAGGGACGTAATTTCCCTCGAAACAGTACGAGAAAGGTTTGGAGAAAATGAAGAGATTGAAACTGCAAGAGTTAAAAAAGAAGCTAAAGCACGAGATTCTTATAAGATTCCTCCTAAAGCTGGTCCTTATCATAATGCCCACCAAGAAGACGAGTTTAATAAAATTGCTCTTAATAAGGATCAAATCAGCATTGACCAAGTATCTAGAGTAGAACACAACCCCCAGGTTCCTGCGGGACAAGAGCCGGGGGTAAAAGAAAGTGGCAAACCATCTAATTCGGAAAGACCGGATGGTGGAAGACCTAAGAATGCCAAGGACACAAAACCTCGAAAAAAGAGAACAGTCAATCCAAGGACAAACCCTGGAAAGGCATCGGCCCTAATATGGGCAACCTCTGCTCAGAAGCAAATTACGGACTCCCTGGTTCCTTCTTTTCTAGCTCACTGCAACAAGAAGAACCTGAGGACATTAACTAAAGTAGAATCTCATAATCTGGAAATGCTTAAACTTACAGTATTAGAACAGTTAGAGTTGTTTCAAGAAATTACTGACAATATTATTTTGGACATATTGGACGGTAATCCTAAGCTTACCCCCGTAATACTATCTGAAATAGCTGAACTAAAGCTGGAATTTATTAGTTCTAACTCTAAAACCCCCTCATTAGAAGAGATGCGTCAAATTTATTGTTTTGCTTACGTACAGACAAAAGACGTTATTTTATAAAAATTGGTGTATAATAAAATGAGGTGATTATATGAAGATATATGAACGAGAAATTTTAGACGGTATTGCGGATGTGGTTAGGTCAAATGCTAGTGTGGCACTAGAGGCGAAAATTCTTCTTGACTCTGACTATGCCCATCCTTCTAAAGAAGACATTCAAAAGTCAATTGCTGGTTTTGGGAATTCAAACCCTGACCAGGTAGATTTATATTATTTAAACTCTGTACTTGTTTCCACTGGTTGGAACAAGAACGACGACGTTTTCGATCCTGCTGAGTCTTGGGCCGCAAAAGACACCCCTGTAGACAAGCAGTTTAACTATATGCACAACGAGAGTGATATCATCGGGCATATCACGGGTTCTATAGTGGTCGATAAAAACGGCGTTAAGATCGAATCCAAAGAACAACCGCCAGAATTTGACATTGTCACTTCTGCTGTTGTTTATAAGAGCTGGAGTGATCCTGAACTCCACGAACGGATGCACACTTTAATACAGGAAATTGATGAGGGCAAATGGGCAGTCTCTATGGAATGCCTTTTTTCAGACTTTGACTACTCTGTTGTTAATCCTGACGGTGAAACTAAAGTCATTGCGAGAGATGAAGAATCCTCATTCTTAACAAAGCATCTAAGAGCGTACGGAGGAGAAGGGAAGTGGGAAAACTATAAAATCGGTCGATTACTGCGTAATATTTCTTTTTCTGGTAAGGGACTTGTTAATCAACCCGCTAACCCCAGAAGCATCATTCTTGATTCGAACCAAGATGTATTCGAGCAAGAAACTCAACCCCTAATTATAGAGGAGTTTACTATGTCCGACTCTGCATCGGTAACGAGTCCTGAATTGGAAGCTGCTGAAGCTTCTGTCGAAGTGCTTGAAACTGTTAAAGACGAGAAAGACACTACCATTGCTGAACTCACTGATACTCTTGAAGCAAAAGAGTCTGTGATTGCTCAGCATGTAGAAACCGAAACCGCTCTTAGTACGGAATTGGCTACGGCCAAATCTGCCCTAGAAGCTGTTGAAGCCAAGCTGACGGAAGCCGAAGCAACGATTCGTACTTTGAATCGTACAAAACAGGCTACAGAAGCTGGTATTGCCGAAGACAAAATTGAAAATCTCTTGGAGAAATTCGATGCTGTCGATGACGAAGCTTTTGCTGCGATGCTGGAACTTGTTCATGTTCCAGAAGCTACTCCTGAAGTAGTTGCTGAAGTGGTAGAAGACGAAGTGGAAGAAGAAGAAGTCGTTGCTGAAGAACTTGATGCTGTAGAAGAAGAAGCGGAAGCCGCTTTGGTCGATACGGCAGAAGATCTTACCGACACCTTCTCATCTACCGCTAACTATTTCCGAGACTCTGTTCTCAAATCTACTAAAAATCTTAAATAATCAGGGGTAAGACAATGGCTCTTAAAGGTGATCGAAACGAACTTGACACTGACATTAGTTTTTTCATTAATGAAACGGCTGAAAAAGGTCAGTTCATGAGTATTAGCACTGCCGGTTCTGGTTCAGCTATGGACAACAGTAGTGCTGTTGTGACTGCTGCTGCGGATGCAAGTGGTGCGTTGTTTGCTGGTGTTATTCTTAACGATGTGGTCAATATCGACCAAGCTCGTTATCACATCAACTGGCAAAAAGATGAGGTTCAGCAGGGCGGTAAAGTTACTCTCTTGCGAAAAGGTTTTATTGTGACGGATCAGATCTCTGGTACAGATCCAACGGCAGGCCAAGATTGTTATCTGGCTGATGCGGGTAAGTGCTCTGCTGTTGCAGATGGCACGTCTCCTAAGATTGGTCAATTTTTATCCATCAAAGATGCGGCTGGCTTTGCCAAAGTTGCTGTCAACGTCTAACAAAATTTTTTTACGGGAGTAAATAAATGTCAATTCTTACTAAACCTAGTCCTGATTTTATTGAACTTATCAAGAAGGCGGGTAGCTCTAATAAGCCCGAAGCTCTGATCGCACAGCATCAGCTTGCCAAGGCTATTGAACTGCCTCTTCGAGAAGGTGTCCTTGTTGGAGACGTTCTTGGCGGAATTTTTGAACGAATTCCAATGGAGCCAGGTACTTCAACTGAATTTCCTCTGGATCTTATTGCTCCAGGTGAAGAAGACGAATTCGTTGCTTACACCAATCCGGGTCACGGTCGTGTGCCTGAACGGACTGTTGAAGGCGACTATGTTACGATTCCTACGTACTCGATCACTAACTCGATCGATATGCTGCTGCGATACGTTCGTGAAGCACGTTGGGATGTTGTTAATCG